TTTTGCTATTTTCACTCGTGTGTCACTTCTAATAATTCTATTGACGTTATCAATAATAAGATTTCTTAATTGAGCCGTCATAGGTTCAAATAATATATCCCATAAAATTGTTCCAAATGTAGGATCTGATAATTTTTCTCCTTGCCTTATATGAAAATGATTTATTATATCTTGTTTTATTAATTGTAAATCATACAATTTGTAAGTATTATTATTAGTAAATACTGTGCTAATTCCTCTATAAGTTTTTGATCCTGGTTTGAACTTTGTACTTTCATTTTTATTTTTAACAACAATTTCTTTATATAATGTACTCATTTTCCTTTCCTAAATGTATCATCCTGAGATCCTCCTTTAAAAATTAAAGGCGTTTTAATTTCTTCTTGTTCATACTGAATTGCAAAATCACATGAGTCATTAATAGATATTGTACTATCTGTTTTATCAGGATAAAAAGTTTCCGGTTTCAAGTTTTCATGGCTAAAATATGGTTCATGAGTTGGTATTCTAATAGGTATGAAAGCATGACGGGCACATTCTGGCAATTTTGCATCAATTGCTGGTTGTGCATTATCTGCTGTAATACCATTAGATCCTTTAGCTGAACCACTACCAAAATATTGAATTTTACTCATATTGTTTACAGGCGCATTATATTCATTACTTGCGCCTGCTGTTACATAATTTATATTACCAGATTTTATATGATTAGCATTCATAGCTGTGAAATAATTAACTTTACTTTTTATAACCGCAGTAGTATCTGCATATAAACGTAAATTTAATCCAGCTCTTATATGCATATTTTTTCCTGTCAATTGCCTAAAATCTTCTAATGACTTTTGATCAAAAGTTGTATCTGCTAAATGTAACGTAGCCTTGTTAGAATGCTGATGGATATTTTCTTTTGCAAGCAAAAAGAAATCTCTATCAAATGTTGCATGTCCGTCTTGAGATACTTCTAATTTAAAATCTCCTAATTTAGGATGGGTACCTACCTTCCAATAAACATCTCTACTTACATCAATATACAAATTATCTCCCGGTTGTTCAACTGTAGGTAAATCTTCAAAGCTATTCCATTTCCATGTTCCGTCTTCGTTTTTAATACCTAATTCTGGACGTAACGCAGGATCTTTCTTAACTTCTGCTGTACCAACTTTCCAATGAGTTGCGTTACCAGATTCTAAACGCATTTGTTCTCTGGCTTTAATATTGACATTACCAGAAGCTTCTAAATTTATATCACGATTTGCTTTTAAATTAAAATCAGTTTCAGAATGTATGCTTACACTATCATCAGAATATATATCAATTTTACCATTACTTGTTAATTCTATCCATGTATTACCCTGTGAATTAATTATGTAAATTAAATCCTCTGTGTTGTGCATAACAATTTGATGACCAGTTCGAGTGCGCCATCTCGTAAGTTCATTATGTGGTAAAGCAACATCTCCGTCTGTTTCTCTTTTTTCTACGTAAGCATATTCAGGCGGATCAGTGTTTGCTGGTTTTTTCCTGAGAATTTTTTCATCTCCGTCATCCATTACAAAACTAGTTCCGCCTAGCCTGCTAAAAGGAATATTTGTTTCACCAAATTTTTCCCCATATCTTACTTTTGGCTTACCAGGACGTCTATCAAAATGTCCAGGACTGCTGAGTCCTAACACCATACTCGGAACTTCGCGTCTAGCACTTGACGTTGTTGTTCCTCTTGTTTGATCCACAATATTATCTTGATATTTTAACAAACCTTGTTTTTCTAAAATTTCTACTCTATCAGTATCTACAAATTTATAATATTGAGTAGGATCGTTTCCTTTTCCTGTTTCTAAAGCCTTATTATATTCTCCTACAGGAACTATTTTATTACTAAACTTACCACTTGGATCTTCACTATATGATGTAGATGCATTTCCAGGCATCATAAAATTCATATATTTGTCTTGTAAACATCCTATCCAAAACCCATATCCAAAATTATTTTCTGCCATTAAAACTAAAACTTTAACATCAATATCAGGAGGAACTGCCCAAAATCCATAACTTTTCTGAGTTGCGTCAAATCCATAACGTTGGTTAACTCCTTTCCTTGGTGTATTTCCTGCAAAAGGCGAAACATATGTACAAGGAATGTAATAACCACTACTTTCTCCTGGACTACCTGCTTCAGTTGTTTTTAAAATTTCTACTTCAATAGATCCCATAAATTCAGTATCTAAATGATTACTCACTCTGCCAATATAAGGTCCTACACCTGTCATCCATGTAGGTTTTGAACCTCTACTGTATTGAGTCCTTGATTCTTGAGTTGGCATTATATACCTCCTCCGGCATTACCTGCTGCAGTATTCAGCACATCGGCACTTATTCTTGCAACTCCTTTTTCTGGATCTGCTTTTTGTTTTGTATCAAGACCTTCTTGATTTCTAATTCTAATCATCTTTAAAGTTTGCTTAAACACTCCTTCTGCAAAATTATTACGAACCGATATAACTTGATATATACCGCTATATGCAGTTGTATCATTTAATCCTACATTATTAAAATCCATAAACCCATTATCTGCATTTGTATCAAACGGTGTTCTAAAATTTACTAAAACGTGTACTTCGCTGTCTTGATAATTCATAGTACCGTCCTCATTTAAATTGATAAATTCTTGACTAGGAATTGCATGATAATTACCATATCCACTATCTGCGATATAGTAAGGATCTCCCCAAATTGTCATTGTTGTGTTTACTAAATCAACCGGACTGTTCAAAAGTGCATCATTAAAATCTCTTGCAACTCCTGTTGATATTTTATCAGGTTGTCCGCCACCTACAGATCCAGTCTGAGGTTTTGAATTTTCTTCTCCTGTTTTTGATCCACTACTTGAATCTGTTGCTGAATTACCCGGAGTAGGCGGCCTGTATTTTTGATTGCTTGCTCCAGCCCTTGCATCTTGCTCATAAGATTTAACACTTCCTTTATCTGCTCCTCCAAATGGTTGCGCTGCTAAATAGAATGCCTTATTAAAATTTATATCAAACTCTAATACATTGTCATTGACACCAGTATAAATGTAATTGTATTCTTTAGCACACTGTTTTCTTAATTGCGCCGAAACCGACGGTTCAGACGACGATTGATATCTACTTATATGTGTTTTATATTCAACTACTCTGTACACATATAATCTAGGAGGTTTACCAGTAGCAACTTCTTGCGCATCATCTTTTAAATTGTACACTTCAAGATCTACTCTAAACCACGGAATCATGCCATTGATATCAGGATAAGCAGATGAGACATTCCTTCCATATGTGCTTTGAATTATAACTTCCTCTATTATTTCTTGAATTGTAGTTCCATTCTTGAAAGTAAAAACACTTATATTATCACTTACTTGTATTTTTCCTCTATCAAACACACCATCTTTATCATCTAACTCTGAAAATCGAGGTCTAGCAAAAGGTTTTTTATTTCCGTCTAAAAAACTATCAACAAGCAAAGATTTTCCAATAGCATTATCATTTTTTTTATCTTCTGCAAAATTCCTTGCTATTTCACCTAAATTACTTCTTTTTACCATTATTCCAAGTAAACTTTTTTCTGGATTTGTTAAATCATCTGTAAATTCACTTAATCCTGCAGTATCTTTATCATAAATTCCTGATTGATACAATTCTGTTACGTCTACTGCGCCTGTTCCTCTCCAACTTAAAGCAGAACTTTGAGTTCCAATGTTATCAATTACTTCGCCATTAGTAAATGTAGAATCTAAAGAGTCTTTTGGAAAAGCAATAATATATTCGTTTGCTGTTGTACATTCACCTTTTTTTCTACGAAGTTGTTCCCGACTATTTAAAATATTGTGTAAACTATACGCTCCAGTTTGCAATATTTCTTTAACATTTCTGCCATAAATTTTAATATCTGCTTTTAATGCTTGTACTTCTTCAGTTTGTCCTTGTTCAGTCCATGGCAATGCACTAACATTGTAAATAGATCCTCCTTCTGTAACATTAAAATTTATATCTACAAGTTTTAACGGAAACATTCTACGTAAATGCTTTTTTTCTAAATACACACCGTCATTATCCCAACCTTTGAACTCAACTGTTAATAAAAAAGGTGCTTCTAAATAATTAGATTTTTCACCCCTAGCTTTTTTTGAAGCAACTCTAAGTTCTTGTAAAAATAAACCCATACTATAAGGTTCTGTAACAGTAAATCGAATTGAAGTTGCGTTAGATTGTTTAGTTTTCCTATTATGAGTTATTAAACTATTAATTTCTACATCATCTATAAAATATTCTACTGCACCTAATGCTGTCTCTGCTGGAATATCAACCCCATCAGCTCCTCCTCCAGAACGTATCAATACAATTTGTGGATCATTTTTTTTATACGTTGATTTAGGATTGGCAGTTTCTTCATCAGTTAATGCACTAAATGTAAAAATATAATTATAACTTGCAAAATCTTCTAATTCATTTGCAAATGGTAACAACGATGCACCTTCAGCATTATCATTGCTAATATCAGTAGTTGCACTATCGCCGCTAGAAGATTGATTGTTATTAATAACTTGAATATCGCTATCTGCCATATGCTATCCTAAATATTTTGCTAAATTTGAAGATTTAGGCAAAATTATTTCTACACCAGCTTCAATATCGTAAACAGGATCTTGTATTATATCCATATTGCGCTGAGCAAAAACCCACCATAAACCTTGATCGCCATACAGATCATAAGCTAACAAATCTGGACGATGAGTATACTGCGGTTGGATAGTATATCTTACATCGTTAGGTTCTGCCGGAATTGATCTAATATTTAAAATATCTAGATAAGAATTATTTATAATTTCTGTTTTAACCCAAGGGCTATTATTTCTATATTTTGCCATTATATAAATCCATAAGTACTGCGTGTTAAACTTCCGCTTATAAAACTTTTTAGACTAAATCTTTTTATATTTCTCCTACTGTAAGAAGGAATTAAAGTAACAGACAGTGTGCTTTTTGTTGGAACATGAGTTCCTACTTTTCCAACTCTTTTTACAAAAATATAATCAACATCTGTTGCTAATTCAACTGTAAAATTACTTACAACAACCGGAACATCATGAAAAACATATTCTCCATAACCATTTAATTTAATAACAGGAGGCGGTGCACCTACATTAGGTGTATAACCATATGCCATTTTTGTTACACTTCGTAAATAATGTACCATAGCTATCCAATATTTTCCATCATCCATAGTTTCTACAGAAAAATCTCCTGTAATAGTGATATTATCTACCTGCGAATTTTGATATGCATAAAAAGGATAATTACTATGTACGGGTTTAATTGGAGTGTAAGATGCAGAATTAGATAATATAATAGACGGAGTATACGGAAAAACTAAATGATTATCAGTTAGTGTAAATGGTCTCATAATCATTGATTCGCCAAATCCAGGAGCAATACTAAGCCTCACTCTCCAATCTGATTTTTGACTATCGGTTGCACCCCATGTTGCAGAATCTTCTCCACCGTCATCTTGCGGTTCGCCTCCAATTGGAAGTCCTGCAGATCGTAAAAATTTTCCAAATGACGATTCGGAAACCGAATCAATAATACCATTTCCTATATTGGTTGCTGTGTCTGATACTGAATCATACGCAGATCCAAGTAACTCAGTTCCGGAATCAAAAGCACTCGATATTGCATCACCTGCTGCATCTGCATATGGATCTAAATCAATTTCATAAGGATTTGACGAACTACCATTAGTAGGAACATTTTCTGCATCTAATACGCCCATAATTACTAACTCCTTTAAAGTATTTATTGACTTTATAAACTGCATATATTATAATAAAATTTAAATTTGGAGATATAATGAGAAAAACAAATTATCTTAATAACAAAGATATATTACTTGAAATTCACAAAAGCAAAAATTCTTTTTGCACATATTTAGATGCCGCATATAATCAATTTGACATTATTGTTACTGACAAAAATCAAATTACGAACAATCTTATTCAAACAGCAAAAACAAATCGTTCTAAAAGATTAGATAATGTAGATCTAGAATCAATACCTAAAACTGATCTTATTTTTAGAATTATGACATTTGATCATATACCCGACCAACCTGGTAGGAAAAAAAATCCAAAAACTGTTGCCGATCGTAAAATCAAATTAAATTTTCCTCCTTTTCAACATTGGAAATTTAACGAAAATAATGAATTAATTTGTATTGGAAAAAGTCATTGGACAGGAGATCTAGAGCATGGTCAATTTTCTATGACACATGGTATTGCTACAGATAAACTAGCGTTAATGTGGATAAAATTATGTGAAAGATACGCAACCCGTGGAAATGTAAGAGGTTATACTTACAATGATGAAATGAGAGGACAAGCAATCTTACAATTAGCACAGATTGGGTTGCAATTTGACGAATCTAAAAGTCAAAATCCATTCGCATACTATACAGCAGCAGTTACAAACAGTTTTGTTAGGGTAATTAATCTAGAAAAGCG